ATGACGAAAGTAATACATGTACATTTGATATTTGAGAAAAAGAATTATTATTTTGGCTCGATTTCAGCGATATTTGACGTGCTCAGTGAAGAGGAAATTGGGATTACCAAGAGTAGTTTATTGCATGCTGGTATGACCGATGGAAGCTGTAAAATGACCAAACGAGCCATGATTATACAATCGCATTTGATAAGATGTAGTAAATAACTGTTTTACTTGTACTTAAGTCATACTTTAAAGGCTTAAATCATTTTAGGCGGTGTCCCGATCATTAACAGATTGAGACATCGCCCTTTTTGTGACTTAAAATGGCGTTATTTCAACTTAGGGGGACACTTAGGGGGACACTTAGGGGGACATCTGGCTTTGTTTTTTGAACTCTTTCGATACTACATAAGTGGTTAATTATTGCAAAAAAGCATGTTAAATGCCGTTTTCGTTACCCCTTATTTTGTGTTTACCGTGTATCTATATTGATACTTTTTATTGACTATTAAATAGTTAGCCTAGTAGATGTTGTCTAAATATACTAAAATGATTGCTTTTGAGATATCTTTTTACCTAAATACGTTGTAAATCCTATTATCACAATCAATAGTAAAAGAAGACTCCCCGATAGCTCTCAAATAAATATCATACTCATTATTTATCTTTTCGATCATATTAAGCTTATATGCCTCGGTAGCAGTGTTAGAACGTATTAATTCTGCAAACGCTTTTGAGGATAGAATTTCTTTATAAAGAATTTCCTTAGCTTGTTCCTTTTGGTTGATAGTCATTTTGAGAGCAAAATCTTTACTCCAATTGCTCGCATTCCCTTTTTTTGATTCCAGTTTGTTTTTCAAATCCTTTACATCATTTGTCATTCCCCAAACCTTAAAAAATAATATAATTTGCAATACTGCAAAAACAATAATAATGATTGATGTTATCAATTCCATAATAAGAAAAGTTTATTGTTGATATTTAATGTTTTGAATTTTAATTATTGCCATATATTATTATTGTCCCACAAACTGGACATCTCCCAAGTCCACAACATCGCTTTTGCGGATCCGGGTTGATCCAACGGAGGCAACATTTGGAAGAGGGGATAGTTGTAACTCCGCTATCTTTTCCTCCAATGTCTTTATTTGCTGTTTTAGGGCACCGATTTGCTCTATCAATTCTTTGTTTTCAGCCTTTTCTTCTTTGTACATTGTATATAATAAAGATTCTTCTGTTGGCAGTGGAAGTGGGTCTGAAACATGCTCGCCCGTGGGCGATGTGGATTCGGATTTCAGCATGAACCCTCGGCCAGTTAGGAGCCAGTTTATATCCAAATTAGGATAAATATCCGCAGTAATAGATAGCCATTTACTCTGTATGTCTGTATTATTTTTGATGGCACGCCTAATCATACCATCACTTGCGCCAATAGATTGCTCAAAAGACCTTACGCTAAGTCCTTGATTCTTTATAAATTGCTCTAATCTGCGTATCATAATAATAACTTTTTCGTGAAAATATTCACGATTTATTTTGTAATTGTGATAATTATCCGTAATATTGCACCGTGTTACACGATAACACGGCCATAAAAGTAGACAATTTTCAAACAATTTCACAATATGAGTACAGAAAAACAGAAAAAACAATTCACAGAGGCCGAGGACCTGACAGTGACGGTTGAGCCAAGCAAAGAGTATGAATTTCTGATAACAACACATCTATTGTAAACAAACTAATTAAATACAAATCATGAGAAGAAAAATTGAACTGGCAGACGGTATAGCTCGTAAGGAGATTTGCAGGGTATTGGGAATCACCGGTCCCGCACTTTCAATGGCACTCAGTTTCAAACGTAACAGCCCATCGGCCCAAAAAGCACGGACGATGGCTTTGGAACGGGGTGGAATCCTAATGGAGGAGAAACCGATGTCTCGTACCGTCCGTATCCTGAATGCGAAGGGAGAGACAGAACGGACGATTGAGGGATAAATATAATCTAACTTTCTAAAACATATGGGAATGAAAAATCAAACATCCGCTATTATCAGGATTATGACTCCTGTTCAAATACGCTCCTTTCGTAACGGACTTCGTAGTCTGGTAACTCAAACTCTATCAACCGGGCAATTGACTCGTATAGATAAAGTAAAGCTCCGCCACGAACCTTGCCGACAGAGATTAGCACAATCCCTCTCGCAGACCAACCTTCGTTTTTTTCATCTCGTACGCATGGAGGATAATAGACTATTTTGCAAGGAGAACGGTCAAATGCTCCCTTTAACGAATCAAGGTGGGATAGACCTGGATCGACTCGCTCTCGAAATTGCTCTTCGGAAATGGTGATATCTTTTGCTATGATATCGACTATAAGAACAAATGATAGAAATTTTAAATTGAGAATTATGGAAATCGAAAAAGGAAATACACAATCAGCCCAAGAAGACATTTATTGTACCGATTTGAAAGATATACATATTGATAAAGAGATATCAGTCCATAGCTATAATTTGAGAGTTGCTCAAGTTAAGGATGACTCTACCGGAAAGATGTATGTAAAACGGTCCATATCGTGCGATGGTATCTTAGAATATGAAGACCGTTTGTCCTTTGAGCAATGGGAATATTCGCTGCAACATCCGGATTTATTCAGATTGATGGAACTGTTCAGCATGGGCTTTATCGGTATCAACAGCAAAGAACGATCCGGCGATGAATGCATTTGGAATTTGCAAGGAGAATTGGAGAGTTTGACAGAACGGGGAACCTTGAAAAAGATCCCCCTGAATAAGTTGAAACAAGAATTCAGTTCTCATTAACGGTCCTTACGATCTGTCCGTCTTTGGTTTCCGCCCTTTTCGTTAGATAACCCTCGCAGATAAGATCATTCACGATCTTTTTCAGCAAATGGTAAGGAATTCCCAATTCGGATGCGTACTCCCGATTAATTACGATAGAACGATTGCCTTCGCCTTGCTTTCGTAAGGACTGAAGGACTGCTTCTGCAATATTACTAAGCTCCATAAATATATTTTTTAACTTGACCTACAAAGGTAGGTTGTTTGACCGAAACCGAGACTATTCCCGCCAAGAAAGTTAACGACTTGCAGGTGTCGGAGCGAGACCGGCGGCGGGAACGAAATAAAAGAATAAGAATATGAAAGTGAAGGTGATTTTATATGGTTGGTGCATCAGTTGGTTCTTTCTGTTTGTCGGAGCCGGAGCGATGGACAACGGGAAACCGGCAGAGGGAAGCCTGCTCTGTTCAGTCTGGTTTTTGTTCAGTTTTCTTTTGATGGCGAACGAGAAAGAATGCTGCAAGGAGGCCGACCGGTTTGAGTCATGGTTTACACGTCTGCTTGGTGGCAGCGATAAAGGATAAACAATCGGTTTAGGTTTCAATTAAGATTGGTTTAGCATGAGCGGTACGCGGCCCGCGAAACGAGGGTGGTATCCCGGATAGTTCAGTCAGGTAGAACAATCGAAACTGGTAATTCAGGCGATATGGTCAGCGGTTCGAATCCGTTTCCGGGAACATTTTGATAATGAATAAAACAAAAAACGATATGCCTCACGAATGGAATAACATGATAGTGGTGACGAAGGAAGAACTGATACCGGACTTCTTCCCTTCGTGGGAAGCGTTGAAAAAGAAACTGGCGCGAGACAAAAAGAAAACATACGGCATTCATCGTGCCCGTGAAGGGAAAGGGCAAGGCAACAAAGTTCTGATTGCCTATGATACCTTGCCCAAAGACTGGCGTAAACAGTTGGGGGATCCTCGAAAGAAGGATTGTTCCCTGGAACGCTTCTTTTGGGAGGATCTGGAAGCCGTTTCCTATTTCCGTGATGTATGTCCGGGTAAATATGGTACAATTGATCCGGAACGGCAAAAGGAATACGTCCTTGATGCCAGTGTACTGAAAGCAGCCATCCGATGGCGTTCTGAACATTATGAAGAATGTGTCAAGCATAACCAGCCGGTGAAGAATACTTATAAGGTACTTTCCACGGTTATCAACAATTTCAATGCCTGGCGCGGTATCAATAAACTGCCGCAATTCAAGCTACCGACCAACCCCATTTCATTAAAGAGGAAAATCGAACGTTTCGAGGCGGAAGGCTATTCTTCCCTGTTGAAAGGCTACGACAACAACAATCGAGGCAAGGCCGTGGAACGTACGCTCGACTTGCTGGACAGCATGTTTGCCCACCAGACATTCAAGCCTTCACCTGCCGAAGTCCACCGTCAACTGTCCGCATTCCTATCCGGTTATGTGGAAATCATCAGCAACGAGACGGGAGAAGTGTTTGATCCGAAGTCGTTCAACAAGGTAAGCCAGCGTACTGTCACCATGTTCTTGAATTCATGGGGCAGCTCAGTGGCCACATCCCGCAAGCGTACTGGAAACCGTCAGATCCGCCTGGGACAGTATGTACCATTTGAACAGCTGGAGCATCCGAAATTTGCAGGATCGATCATTTCAGTGGATGACCGCCAACCTCCTTTCGAGTATAAAAAAGGAACTCGCATGTGGTTTTATCTGGGAATCGACTTGGGAAGCGAAGCAATTACGACATGGGTATACGGCACATCAAAAGAGGGTATTATTCTTGACTTTTACCGCCAGATGGTGCGCAATTATGCAGAATGGGGATTGCCACTACCAGACGAGATAGAGTGCGAAAGCAACCTGAATGCGGCTTATCGGGAAGGTTTCCTAAAATCCGGCAACATGTTCCAGAATGTTCGTATCGAGGCAAACAGCGCACGAAGTAAACGATGCGAAGGTTACTGGAGGCCGCTCCGTTACCAGGTGGAAAAGAAGCATACGGGATGGATCGCCCGTCCTTTCGCCCGGAACGAGTCCAATCAGGTAGGAACAAAGGAAAAAGAGATAGTGCCGTATGACAAACTGGTAGAACAAAGCCTTCGGGACATTGAAGACTGGAACAATATGGAATGCAGTATTTATGAAGGTAAAACCCGTTGGGAAATACTTTTTGAGAAGCAAAATCCGAAAAACAACCGTCCGATCCCGTATCGTTCCATCCTCTTGACATTGGGATATAGGACGAAAAGCAGCGTCAGCATGTCGGGGCAAGTCCGATTTAGAAGTTCCATCTTCCTGTTGGCCGATGGCGGGGAATTGGCTACCGGAGACAAGTTGATCGGATATATGCAGGTTCTGGCCGGTAAAAACGTTGACATCTACTGGCTGGACGGCAACAACGGCGAATGCCTGGCCGCCATAGTCTGTCTGCGTGACACGACACGAGTGGTCTGTGAATTAGTAGAACAGCCCCGGACAGCCCGTGCCAAGATCGAAGAAACGGAGGAACAGGCCAGAAATCGTGAATTGTTTGCCCGGTACCGCAATACGCTGGAGGGGTACAGCAAACGGCGTTACCACAGCATCGAAAAAGTGACCGTCATCGATCATCGGGAAACGACCTTGAACCGAAAGTTCCGGATGCCTGGTCTCACACGATATGAAGCGGTAGAAGAACCCGAAGAAATCGAAATACTGGAAATAGACAATAGAAATCAGGAAATGGAAATCGAACAGGATTCGAACAGTGTTCGAAAATCGTTTGCCCCAAGTTTAAAAGATAGATTTTGACAACGTTAAAAATAGCACGATATGATTGAGTTAACAGAAGAATATAAGGTAAAAGTCCTTTCCGCCCTTGCGGATGCCCGCGAACGCTATGACGGTAGCGATTCGAATTTCGCAAAAAAATACGGGATCAACAAAAGCGTATATAGCGGTTTGAAGAAAGGCGATATCGACAGGAAGATATCTCCGGGTAAATGGTTGGAGTTAGGAAGGCAGCTTGGCGTTTCCCTAAACGAACGCAATTGGAACATGGCCCGTACCGACGTTTTCAACATGATCGAGGAAGATGTCCTGTTCTGCAAGGAATTCAGTAAATCGATGATGTTTGTGGATGAATGCGCAATCGGTAAAACCTATTCCGCCCGCTATCTTTCACGGACCTTGAAGAATTGCTTCTATATCGATGCGACGCAATGCCGGCAGGAACGTTCTATGATCCGCGCCATCGCAAAAGCCGTGGGTGGGGAACTGGACGGGACATTGGAAGAGATCAAGGAATCCGCCAAATACATACTGAACATCCTGCCCCATCCGATCGTAATCATAGACGAAGCCGGCGCATTGTCCTATTCATCCCTTTTGTTGCTGCATGAATTCTGGAACGGGACACAAGACTGTTGCGGATGGTATCTGATGGGTTCTGACGGACTACGGACCAAATTGCAGAAAGGGAAAGGGACATCAAAGAAGCAGTCCTACAAGGAACTCTTCTCCCGCTTCTCTTCGAAATACAACCACATCGTTCCCGATGCACCGGATGATCGTGCGGTGTTCTTCCGGACGCTGATAGAAACGGTATTATCCGTCAACATCAAAGACAAACGCAAAATCAACAAAATCGTGAACATGTGTCTGGCGACTGACAGCCAGGAAGCAGAAACCGGCCTCCGTCGTGCAGAAACATTGCTCATCTTAAATGAGGAATAGTATCATCATGAGAAGATTATCAGTAAGTAACCTGAATGCCCAACGGTTTAAATTCATGCCGTTCTTGGGAGAATGGAAAAGGATATTGGGAGACCAGGAACGGAAGGGTTGTTGGCTCATATATGGCAAGGAAAAAAATGGTAAATCCACATTTGCCCTTAATCTTGCCAATGACCTTTCCAAGATTGAACCGGTGTTATATATATCTGCGGAGGAAGGCACCGGATCCTCATATACGAAGGCAGTCAATCGTGTCGGAATTCAGGACACCAATCGGAATTTTCATTCATGGCCATTCGTCTCTATCGATGATTTGCGTGAGGAGATAAAAAACAACCGGAAATGTGAGAAAATCATCTTTATAGATAATCTGACAGTCTATACGGACTTAAAGAAGGATGACATCATTACGCTCCTGCAAGATTTTCCGAAGGTCCTTTTTGTTTTCCTTGCTCATGAGGATGAACGGGGAGAGCCACTGGGAGCACCGGCCACGATAGCCAAACAAATGGCTTATGCCTATTTTCACGTAAAGGGGAAAGCAGCCTATGCCACTGTCCGCGGAGGTAAGAATGAACGTATCGATATTGATGAAGAGACGGCATCCCTCATTCACGGAGACAAGACGGATTTTTCCAGACAAACATTACAAAATTCAGAGATATGACAACTCAAAAACGTACCTACAAGAAACGTAACACCGGCCTGTTCTACGGTTATCTGAGACGTATACCGGGCTATGATCCCTCAGAAGTGGAGACGATCAAGGGTGGTGTGATAGAGAGCTTCCTGATTGGCAAATACGGAGCGGATCATGGACGAAGGATCAGCCTGTCGGAACTTTCCGACAAGGAATATGACGAACTGGTCATCGATTTAAAAAGGCAGGTTAACATCGCGACAGACATGAACAGTCTGAAGGCTGAACTTAACGAGAAAGCTATCCGTAAAGGCTGGTATCATCGTATTTTCAAGCAACTTGCCCGAATTGGCATCAATACAATTGATGGATATGAAGAAGCCAATCGCCATATCCGGAGTCTTCCTATCAGTCGCGGACGAATTCTGCCGGCCATTCCTATCTGTGAACTTCCGGATTTGTTCAAGGCCGTCTGTTCGTATTGCGACAACCGGTTAAAGCAGCAACGAAAAGAACTGGCTACAGCCTCAAAGAATTAGTGTTATGCCAAGAGTAAAACAAGATCCGGCAAAAACTCTTTCCCGCGAAGAACAGAAGCTGTTGGAAACTTTGGAAAGGGAATACGATAAAGAACTGGACCACCTTTTTGATCATCCAGACGACCGAAAGGCTCTCGAACGAATCGGATGGATAGAAAAAAAGATTCTCGACATCAAAGGTGAAAAGCCTCTGGAAGTAAATGACGATTTTAGATAATAATTGAATATCAACATATTAAAATACAAAATTATGAACTTGGATAATTTAACAAAAGAACAGAAAGCCGAATTACGTCGGCAGTTGGAAGCAGAAGACAAGGCTGAAAGAGCCCGTGTACAGCAAGAACGTGAAAATTATAAAGCGATCGTGGATTCATGGGTTGAAGAGACAATGAAAAAATTGCAGAATGTTTCTTCTATTCTAATGGATACAAAATCTGATATTTTTTCAAGCAGTTCAACCATCATTCAAATGAAAAACGAACTGTTCAATGTAAAAAGTGATCGTAAAAGCGATACGCTCTCAACATCTGATGGCAGCAAAACTATCCGTATAGGAAACCGGATCAATGAAGGATGGGACGATACTGTAAATGTTGGAGTAGACAAAGTAAAGGCTTATTTGCGAACTCTTGCAAAAGATGAAAATAGTGCTTCATTGGTCGATACGGTTATGGGCCTTCTTGCCAAGGACCGAAAAGGTAATTTAAAAGCTCAGAAGGTGTTGGAACTTGAAAAACTCGCGATAAAATCAGGAGATGAAGATTTCATGGACGGAATTAAAATCATAAAGGAAGCTTACCGTCCTGTTCCGACCTGCCAGTTTATTGAAGCGACTTTTCGGGATGAGAACGGAAAAGAACATAACATTCCTTTGTCCATGAGTGCAATTGATTAATGTCCGTAAAAGTCAAATCAACCACTCTGACTCCTGGCCGCTGGATATATGTTTGCCCTTGCGGGTTTCGATATACAGTGTGCCGGGTGGATAAAAAAGATAACAGATGGATGATATATTGCTTTAAATGTAAGCAGTCAAATGGTAAATATTATAAAGTCATGGATGAACGATTGGAATTTGAAGATAACTTCAACAACAAACTGAACTGCACCTGCTTCACCACGATCCGGATCCACCAGCCGGTGAGGAATGCCATTGGCGCAGTGAAGCAGGTCTATCTGAAAGGTGTGTGGAAAGGCAACGCCCGGATCATACACGCCACCACAATCACGATGGATCGCATCAATCTCCCGATGGCGAAGCTCGACACCGGCCTGTCGCCCGAAGAATGCCAGCGGCTGATCAAGTCGCTTTACAAGAACCGACCTGGCATCAACTGGAAAACGCAACCACTGGACTATATGGTACTGGAGTATGTAAAGGAATCGAAAGAACCGAGTTTATTTTAAAAGAGAAAGGAGAATAGAATGAGTGAATTAAAATATACATTGGATATCGAACCGGATAAGTACGGTACAAATCCTGAAAAAAAACACATACGCAATGTCCCTTGTCCTCGTTGTAACGGTCAAGGAGGTTCTTTAGTTGAAACAGGACACAATGAATCAAGATGGATTCCTTGCAAATTCTGTGACGGCACCAAAAAAGTGAAAGCGACCATTTCAATAGAGTGGAATGCGGATTATGATTCATAAAAGAAACTCATATAAGAAGATAATAAATAAAACATTTCTTAACCAGCTCGATAAACGATATGAATAAGGACGACTTATTTAAGGTATTTTTAATAAATGACCTGATGGATTTACCTAATGCCGTTACTAAAATTTTAGATATGGATTTAGAAGATAGGAATAAAATATACCGAGAATTGATTAGACTGAACGATAACGATTTGTCTTATGACTGGTTTCAAGAAGTTTACGAAAGTGATTTATCTGAAAGAAAGCAAAAAAAACAGGACTTCACACCAAATTCTCTGGGAGTATTATGTTCATTGCTAACATCTCAAACCGGAAGTATACATGAACCTACTGCCGGAAATGGATCTATGATCATTGCGGACTGGTGGCAACGTTGTACGAAATTATTACCCTGGGAACATTTCCCATCTCAGAATATTGTATCATGTTGGGAATTATCTGATAGATCAATTCCTATACTTCTTTTAAACTTATCGATTAGAGGAATTATGGGGTATGTTTATCACGGGGATGTATTAACAAAAGAAGTTAAGCAGAAGTATATCCTTCTTAATCGCAAAGATGATACACTTTCCTTTTCGGAAATAATAAAAGCAGATACTAATGCTAAAATAGTACAAGAATTATGAAATTAAATGATGTATATAATAAATGGTTGTCTGTCAAGAGAAGACAAGTTAAGGAATCAACACTAAGCTGTTATCAGCTCATATATATAAAGATACTGGCTCCTAGATTTGGATCTACAGATGTGGAGACCATGAATAAGAAGGTTGTTACAACTTTTCTTTATGAACTTCTTGATTCAGGCACTAAGTCAAAGAAATACTGCTCAGATATCCTTATAGTCATAAAGATGCTTATTCGCTACGCTGGTGACGAATTGGACATCAATGTTCCCGATACAGCTTGGAAGGTTATTTGGCCAACCAATAATAAGGTTGGCGTTTCAAAATTAGAACGTTACACGCAAGAAGAATATCGTAAAATTGTTGAGTATGTTATGGATAATCCATCACCTCGCAATTTAGGCATTTTATTAACAATATGCACAGGCATGAGGATTGGCGAAATTTGTGCGTTACAGTGGCGGGATATAGATATTGTTGGCAATACAATTCATGTCAATAAAACAATGGAGCGCATATATCTTCCTGGAAATATCGGTACCGACAGGAAAAAGACGGTGGTTGAGATAGGAGCTCCTAAAACTAGTTCATCAGATAGGCACATACCTATTCTTAAAAATATTTTACCCATTGTGAAAAAGTTCTATGCCGTATGTAAGCCAGATTATTATGTTTGCACCTGCTCTGAGGATTTTATCGAACCTCGAACTTTACGTACATATTATCGAATTTTTATTCTTGAAAAAGTAAAGTTAAATCATTGCATTAAATTTCATGGATTACGACATACTTTTGCAAGTACCTTGATTGAAAATAAAGTCGATGTTAAAACTGTATCCACAATTCTAGGACATTCGGATATAAGTACAACCCTCAATGTATACGTACACCCATCAAATGAAGCCAAAATATGCGCTGTTAATGGAGGCCTAAAAGGAATATTCAGATAGTTTGGATACGGAATGATAAGAAAGAAGAGAATAATTAAAAAATAATGAGCTATGGCAAAGGAAACTGTAAAAAAGAATAATATAATGAACCTAAAACAATTCAAATATTGGCTAAGGATAAACGGTTTTCTACCAGATCAGTTCGGCACTGGAACAAAGCGTAATCCGATTAAGCTAACAACTTAAAAAGGTATGAATATAGATACTGAATTTAACGTAGGAGATAGCGTATGCTATCTGAGCGGGGATAACATTATCCATACAACTATAAGCAAAATAATTATCGAAATATCCTATACTGATGATAGTTTTCTTATGGTTTATAAGTTGTCAGATGGACTTAGTGTGCCCAGAAACAATTATCCCCAATGGGATAAAAGACTTTTTAAAGATAAGGAGAGTTTGATAAAATATTTATCTGAATCATAACTAAAAAAAATATGAGCGGAAAAAGATATTTCATAGTGTCATACAATTTTGGCAATGGCAAAGTACATGGTTCTGGGCAAACCACTTTTGTGACGGATGGATGCTATCTGAACAGACAGATAGCAATAGAGCAGATAGCATCTACACTTGAATGTGAAAATGCTGAGATTGTAATTTTGAATATTATTGAATTGCCTGAATCTGATTATAATGTTTGGAGTGCCAAAAAACAAACTAACAAGACATGAAGGAACAGCAGTGGTTGTTGCAAGTAATGCAATAACCACAATGATTTGATAATTAACAATTAAAAAGAATTAAGCTATGACCTGGAAAGAATTAAAAGACAAAATATCCCTTATGACAGAAGAAGAGCAACAGCAGGAAGTTGCAGTTTGGGGAGAAGATATGAATTTGATGAAAGATTGCTCCTTGGAGAAAACAAATGAGGATATGTACTACAACTCTGAATGGGATTATGCTTGTGAAGAGAGTGAATTGGAACCGGAAGACAAGAATGACCCTGATGTACATAAGGTATATGAAGCAGGAATGCATTATATTTATTCGAATTGATATTAAAACATAAATTATATAGAAAATGACTAAGAATGAAATTTTAAACAGTGACTGGGGTGTCCGCTGTAGCGCAGCCGGGAACCCTAACACACCGGTAGAGGTGTTAACTGAACTGGCTAAGGATAGTAACCGGAGTGTCCGCCTTAACGCTGCCTGGAACCCTAACACACCGGTAGAAGTGTTAACTGAACTGGCTAAGGATAGTAACCGGAGTGTCCGCCTTAACGCTGCCGAGAACCCTAACACACCGGTAGAGGTGTTAACTGAACTGGCTAAGGATAGCGACTGGAGTGTCCGCCGTAGCGCTGCCGGGAACCCTAACACACCGGTAGAGGTGTTAACTGAACTGGCTAAGGATAGTAACTGTGATGTCCGCCGTAGCGCTGCCGGGAACCCTAACACACCGGTAGAGGTGTTAACTGAACTGGCTAAGGATAGCGACTGGAGTGTCCGCTGTAGCGCTGCCGGGAACCCTAACACACCGGTAGAGGTGTTAACTGAACTGGCTAAGGATAGTAACTGTGATGTCCGCCGTAGCGCTGCCGGGAACCCTAACACACCGGTAGAGGTGTTAACTGAACTGGCTAAGGATAGTAACTGGGGTGTCTGCCGTAGCGCTGCCGGGAACCCTAACACACCGGTAGAGGTGTTAACTGAACTGGCTAAGGATAGTAACTGGGGTGTCTGCTGTAGCACTGCCGAGAACCCTAACACGCCGGGTTATAAAGAAACAACCTACGATTTCGTAGTCACTAAAAACTATGTGGCGGTAAAAGGAACTAATCATATGTGGTATAAACACAATTACCCCCAAATCGCCCCTTTTTATACTTGTGGATGTTTCTGCGGTTCAAGAGAACAACTTCTCGCTAGAATCTATTCGATTGATAATATAAGTTGTGATCCGGCAATAAGAATTAGAATACTTAATGCTTTAGACAACAAATTCAAAGAGGTGTTCGGTCGGTAGATAAAAAACAGAATCAGAAGGAATGGGGGAGTATCAACATTAAACAGGTAATCACCAATATAGTGACAATATTCTTACATGCTGATATATTGGGTATTGATCTTCTTTGGCATATTGACCAGAAGATAAAATACAACACACTCAGACCTGTAATGCACGGAAAGAAGTATTGATTAACAATAAAAAGTATGGAAAAAGTTTTTATAACTAAATATGCCTTAACAAAAGGCATATTGGAAAAAGAAGCGGAAATATGCGATTATGGATATGAATATGAAATAGCATACGTTATAGGGGAATTTTCAAGTTATTCTTTAGGTAAAGAAGCTTTTAGGACAAGAGAACAAGCTATGGAAAGAGCCGAGAAGATGAGATTAAAAAAGATCGCTTCTTTGAAAAAACAGATAGAAGCATTGGAAAAGATGAAATTTTAAAGAGTCATGAAACTAACAAAAGAAGAAGACAAAGTTGTTTGCAAGTTCTTGAAGAATATTGCAGACGAAGGTGGAGAACAGTTATTAAAGCTGACTCAGTTCATGTTACTCCGATGGTCAGAAGAAGGCATTCGGATAAATGCTGGCGAAATTGCTTTAGCCCAGGTGATCAACCATGAAGGAGAACAATACAGTACCCGTATGGTTATTCAGTACTCAAAAGTTGGCGAGAAGACTTTGGAAGAACGGGCATATGAGATAGCAGACCGAATGATTTCTTCAGGATCAGATAATTATGATATCCGAGAGGAATTGAAGAAGGCTATATTAGCAGGATACAACTTGCATCAGGAGGATTTCAATGATGAATGACTTAAATAGGACTACCCTAAGACAATCTTAGGATAGTCCTACGAATCAACGACATTTGCACTTTAGGAAACGATATATTTCCTTCTGTACTAAATGTGGGTACCTTTTAGCATAAGCCAAACTTGAAAATTGGCCTTTGCCGTTTTTGCCGATTTTTCGGCAGATTACAATTTTTATCATGCTATTTAATGTCCTATTGTTTAGTAGGACAGCGTAAATATAGAAAGTGATTTTTATATGACAACAATCAGAGTAAAAATGTTTAATATATTAGTAATCGGACTATTAAGATTAAATCTCCTCAAATATTATTTGATATTTTCAAATTAGAATTAAGAATTTATTAATCTGTCTCAGATTTGGTCACATAAAATAAAATATTACGAACATGTGCAAACAGTAATTACTATATTGGTAAAAAAACAGTTCGGAGCCGGCACGAAATAGAACCCGATTAGGCTCAAATCACGAAAAACATTAGTTGAATAGAACGGCAACTCCGCTCGGTGTCGGCCGAGCGGAGTCTGTAAACTCTCGACAGCGAGTTATCGCTATCTCTGATAAAAACACTACAAAAGTAGTGCTATTCTATGAAAGAAACAAAATTACCATTATGGAAGCACTTCAAATTAGCCTTTCAAGTTGTAACGCTGCACGTTTGCAAAGCGAGTATTTCAGGAACCTGCCATCATGTGATTTTTTGGAATTCGCGACTCTTTTCGCCCAAATACACAAGCGAGGCAGCATGTTCCATCTTTACAGGAACCTTCTCACGCATTTTCAAAATTATCAACACGTCATTGGCCGCACTTTTACAACAAGTCAGATTGGCCGTGAAGAACTGGATGATTTCATCCAATATTTGCACATCGACAAAGGGCTGAAACTTTCCACAATCAAAAGCATGATAACCAGATTTAAATATCTTTTAAAAAAGGCATATTTAAAAGGCTGGGCCGTTGATGACTCTTACTCCGAGGTAAAAGTCCGGGAAAACGAATCCACATTCGTATACCTTACTGAAAAGGAAATTGCCCGCATCTATTACTATACAGAACTATTGCCCTGGGAAGAAGAGATTCGGGATATCTTCATCGTAGGATGCATGACCGGCCAAAGATATTCCGACTATTCCCGTTTGTCTTCGGACAACATCAAGGGGGATCATATCCACATCATCCAAAAGAAGACGAAAAACAAAGCGGTTGTCCCTTTGACGGAGTATGTGAAGGAGATATTCGCGAAATACGGCGGGAAGATGCCCAGAGCCCGTTGCATCCAATATTTTGACAAAGCCATTAAAGGTGTCTGTAAGAAAATAGGCATCGATGAGATTATTGTTTACGAGGAAGAACGTGCCGGGGAAATCGTAGTGGTTAAAAGGCCCAAATACGAAATGATATCCTCCCATACGGCCCGCAGGACCTTCATCACCAATATGAACAAGAACAATGTACCAAGCGCGAAAACCCGTAAATGCACAGGGCACAAATCAACCGCCTGCTTCGACAGATATGACAGAATGACCCTTGAAGAAAATGCAAAATCTTTGTCCGGAAACGGTTTCCTGGCATGATGACTAATGAGAAAGAGGCCTAAATTGAAGTTTAGTGCCTCTTTCTTTGTAAGGTATTGGTTATGAACCTAACTTTGTAAATAGATTGATTGATTTTACTGTTTGTCCATGGCCTACAATAATAGAAATACATTATTGAAGATGATACGCGTACAAGACATTGTCCTCGCCGAAAAGAAGAAGGGTGTCTCGCAATTATATGTGTATGAGCATATCATCCGCGATACGTTCCTGATCTCCTACAGCACTTTCAACCGTTGGATTTCGTATCCGGCCAAGCAGGAACTGAAACACGGGAAAAAGGGACACGAGGACAAGCTTCAGCTAACCTTTGGTTTTTAATCCGACAAGTGTAACCATCCAGCCGTTATATTTATGATAGTGTTCCCAGGATACCGGTTTCAGGGGCCGTGTCTTTCCTTCTTCAAAATCCAGCCTGTATCCATTTACGGCATCCAGCACATCACGGGCCAACTTCTCATGCCACAGGACATCCCCATCCCGCATATCCCCGTCCGATTCGTCCCTTGTCTCGGAAACGACATGAAGGCGGATGTTTATCTGGCATGAATTTGTCTGTTTTGTCTCGGCAGTGATATCCAAGGCGGCAAATTCCACCAGGACGACAGGACTTGTATGGATCACTCCTTCATATTGGTTGTTGAACCATTGGATGTCTTTTAACCGGCTGTTCGAAGCATCGGAAACGATACCTGTTTCCGGATCAAGCAGGATACCGAACTTTTCGGCAATCAACCCTTTGATATCCTTATATAAGCTGTAATACATATTTTTATTTGTTTAAAATTTTATCCAAACCTTTGATTATGATATTTTCCACTTTATCATTCAGTTCCTTGCTCTCCCCGATGAATTGCCGGGCCGGGAGCATCACTGTTTTTTTTCCGAATATTTTTATCGGTCCCCCGTAGTTTTGTACATATGCATATGGCTTGTCGGACGTTATCGAGACCTTCCCGGACTTGGGGATATACCTTATACTCTTCCTTAAATCACCGGAACTTCCGGACAATATTTTACGGATTGTCGCAGCTTTGCTGAAATTAAGTTTTTTCTGCTGTTTTACCTTATATGTCTTACCGGTTTTCCTGTCACGTTTAAAACGGTAGGAAACGCGTTTTTCCCCTTTGTAGTCAAAGCCGTACCATTTGCTGGAAGGATCACGTCGTTTTACATCCTTCCACTTTTTTAAACCGTTATCGACAAACCCTTCCTGATCGAAATTCTCTTTAAAATGAGCCACGGCTTCACGCCCTACAATTTTAGGCAATGAGTTTTTCGCCCAGTCCTGGCTCTCTTTTAAAAGATTGTCAAAATATTTTTGTATGTCAGTATTTTGCATGTCGTCTAATATTAGTATTTTTGTAACGGTTCTAAGCCGAAAGGCCGTGAGCCCCCTTCTGGCAGGTTTGATTATTTCAAATCTGCCAGTCGTATTTTAAAGCTTTCCGAAAGGATATTGGCGCGGTCCAGCCTGATATCTTTCCCATTGATCACAATCGTAACGGTTTTTATGTTTTCCGACCGTCGCACCCTTGAACGTAAAGCTGCGCTCAACTCTTCAACAGATATGTCCGAATCTACCCAAATCACGACATGGTCAGCTTGCTTCCTTGCGTCCCGGAGCAACCGGTCAATCGAATTTTTCGAAGGGGTCCGGCTGACCTTGTATTCTTCCTCATATCCCAGTGTCCTGTTGAGACTGTCTGCCGATTTCACGTTATCCGGATTATTCAACAGATCAATGTCATATCCGTATTTGTTGGCAAAATATGAAGCCACCCGTATATTCTCCTCCCGTTCACCTTTGCCGTGTCCACTATGGATACGAAGCCGGCCTTTGTCGGTAGGAACTGTTTCATACTCTTCTTCCTCCAGCAACCGCTCCACCGCTTTTTCCGCTCCCTTGTAAGCTTCCGTCACATAAGGATGGTTATCCGTGAAAATACTGCCCGTATAGGCAGGGTTGCGGTCCAGACCAGGAGAAGCCGGTGCCACCCCGTCCCATGTCGCTTTTTCTCCCGGAATCACGGGACGATCTCCGATGTGGGTAATCGGATCAGCCGTGTTTTCCATGTCGCACTGGCAATTCCATACACATCCCGGATAATGAGTTTCCCACCAAGGATCAGCGAGGGAGCGGACATTGCCATAATACATCCGGTGCGAAATTCTGGGCTCTGCGGCAGAACTGGGCAGCCAACGAAGATTCGGAAACAGATCGGCATCACGCATATATTGCCGGAAACGGGCGGCTGTCCGTGCGGCGGAAACAGCCGTAACATATTCCGTCTTGAGCCAGTCCACATTATATTGTCCGATTATGGCTTCGGATGCTTTTCTAAAACCGTCATAGCTTCTCAGATCCCCTTTCTCATCGATCAGAAGGGCTGCCAGGTCATTCTGTTCACGGTGTGCCTTGAATGCTGCAAATACGGCATTGTTCCTCTTTAATTCACGAAGGAATTCCGGATCCGGATCACCGAATCTTACTTCTGCATAAAAACCTGTCTCGACCGCTTTGTCAAGGTAAGAGCGGGTATGTTCGAACAGGTCCGGATCGATGTCATCCCGGACATCGAATTTTTCGTATATGCGCTTTAATATGGCATTCCTGATCGACTCATCCAAGCTGAAATCCATTGAAACCTGTTCCCGCATGGAAGCACACGCCGGACAGTGGCAATCATACAAGTGGGAAACAAGCCCGGAAAATCCTAAACCCTCACTTTCCGGGCCTTTCCGAAAAAACCGATAGTCCGATCTTCGTCCGGTTTATTCCGCTTGGCCGGGTTCGGCTCGTCATAGCTCTTGTTGTCCACCGTGTTCTCCTTTTTATCCTTCAGGCCATAGAAGCGGAATTCGTATCCGTCCAGCTTGTAGCCATGTGCGACAAGAAAGGGGAAGAGACGGTAATTGACAATATCCTGGATGCGTTTCATCCGCGCTTTGGTGAACTCCGTAAGGACCCTTTCGTGCACTTCCGCGGTTCCGGTCCACTGTCCGTTCTTGCTGGTTCCGGTCTGCCCGTTCATCATCTTGGCGATCTGGTCGTCGCAGAAATCGGCAAGGCTCTTGTAATTATCGCTGCTTTCCTTGCTGGCTACGGCTGTAACGGTCAGTTTTTCATTGCTGCCAACGACTCCAACCAGGTTACTGCCAAAACGGACAGCCATCTCCATTGCTTTTTCCCGTTCTTCTTCATTGTCGGTGTCCGTCTCATAGGTGATAAAAGGTTTCCCGAACCTTTCGTTATACTCCGACCAGTCCGAACGGGCATAAGTTTTCCATATGATTTCCCGGCTGATGGATTCCAATTTTCCAAGCACTTCCGGATCTCCGACGGGCAAAAGGAAAAACGCCGTTTCATGTCCTTCGTAAGATATGCCGTCACGATCCCAAGGGTTTATCGTGATTATCTTCTCAAAAGGACGGACATGCTCGCGTGGAAAGACTTTCACGTCCACGAATTCGCCTTTGGAATCCTGCTCACCGAATTCGATAAGCTGATATCCCCAAAACTCACTGTCCATCACAAAGGTCAGAAAACGCGTAAACCAGGGACGATCCAAAAGCAGGGTCCGTTTCTTATCCTTACTGTCACTGCCTTTCTTGCAGACCTCAAAAGGCTCCGTGATCAGAAAGGCTTCCGCCTTTTCATGCTCGCTGATGACCTGGCTGTCTTTCCATGTGTTTTCATATATATCCAACAGGTCTGTCCGGTCGGAATTATCCGGATCAAGGGCTTCCAGAGCGGCCTTCACGAGGTTATTCATTTCCATGTTGACCCGTGTGGGACCTTGGCGTTTCAAAAGGGAAGACTTACGTTTTCGGCTCATGCCGAACTTGGACGCTATTTTGTTTGTAATTCTTTTTATATCCATTTCGAATTGTATTTAGATGATGTTTACACAGAGGACACAGATCAGCCAAAAGGATTATGACTTCGCCTCGGACTGGAAACCCACCGGAACGATGTCCGGGGTTTGCCGGAGGAATCCAAAACCGGAATGAGCGTGCTGTTGTCCTTGCCGGATGCGACCCGGTCGATCTCTTTCAGCACGTCTTCGTAGTTTAACCTTACCCTTTCCGGGATACTTTCATCCGGGACGGACTGATAGAGAAAATAAACCGTGAGGACGGTCATCCACCGGACCATCGAAGCATTCCGGCTGTCCCCTTCTTTCGAAAGTTCCTTTATTATTTGATAACGTCCGGACAGTTTCTCGGAAATATACCCGTAAGCCATTGTCTGTGCGTTGAGTATCTTACAGTCTTCATCGCGGATGAGCTTTTTTAGCGAGGCTTCCGATATGAAAACAAGGAAATCGCATGTCTGCAAATAATCTACTACCATGGTCGTCTATATTTGTTGTGTTTGTATTTTGCGGATCTAAGCCCGCCGGTTTGTTTCATTCCGGGCTTGTTAAGTTTGTAAATGCCACCTTCCACGGCATCGGGACCGTCATCGTGCGGAGCATCCGGAAATCCAAGGAATTGCTGACGGATCTCCTGCATGTCCGGACTGTGCTTCAATGCCTTGTTAAAGCGGATCCTCCCCCTCTCCGCATATGCGGAAAGGTTTTCGATGCGCTCCACTTTGTCCGGCTTATCCCGCCTGTCTCCCCTGATGGCAATGCTGTAGCCTCTTTTTTCCGCTTCTTCATCGTATTTTTCAAGATGTATATCCTGGATGAAATTCGCTTCCATCCAGTGCGGACAATTTCTATGCGAGGGTATTTCTTCCGCCAGAGCGTAATGGCCGCGGACCATTTCAGGGGTGGTGCACTGGCGGCAAAACGCATCGTAAATGTCAAAGTAAGGACCATTCTTGCCGATCAGGACGATTGCCTTGAAATCGTTCTTTTTCGAGTCTTTGTAAGAGGGATCGCAATAGGTGACCAGCTTCTCGCAGTTGTCGATTGGCGGCAGGTCGGCCCAGGGAAGGTGTTCTTCGCGGAACACCCGGCCAATTACGATATGTTGGTGGAACAACTCGCGAAGGGCAATACGCTGTCCCATGTTCTTCATCTTCGTCAGGATCTGTTCCCTGGTATATCTTTCTTTCCATGCCGGCACGCCTTTTTCCGAAAGGTCCATTTCGTGTGTGCGCGGGTTTTCAAGGGCATATACTTTCAGATGGGTTATCGTTTCTTTCACCGGATCGCCTTCTTCAACATCTCCGACGATATGTGAGAGGATGCTGCCTTTATGGATACGGTTCCCGATCACGACAAAACGGCTGCCTTTGGTCGGTGCACAGCCGTACAGGTCACCCAACACCCAGTCCGTGGCTTCCTGTACGCGTTTTTCATTCTTGCATATTTCAGCGTCATCTATGTCGTCGACAATAATCAGGTTGGGACGGAGCGCGGCTTCACGTACGCCACGCGGGGATTGTCCGCGACCGAATGCCCAAAAACCGATCCCGTCATTCGTGACGAAATGCCCGGTGTCCCATTTCCCCGACTTGTACTGCGGTCCGTAGTCGGCAATATAACGCTGGTTGAACATCAGCTGTTCCTGCAAATCTGCGAGCAATCCGTCCGCCTTATCCTCATTGGCCGAGGAGAGGACAACGCCAGTAAGTTTTCCCAAAGCCTTAAGGTACATTGGCAGGAATATGTCCATGACAACGGATTTGGCATGTTCACGCGGCCATTCTCCGACGAACATGATGTTGTCGTTTTCGACGATCAGGCCAACTCCTTTTTTGTGGAACCAGGCAAAATCGGCATCCATGAAGTCTTCGAAATAATAACGGCAGAATTTCGTGAAGTTTTTCAGAAGGGAGGCTTTTCGCCTGCCTTTTTGCTCATCCGTTTCCTCACGGATCGGTTCGAGACGGACCGTCTCCTGCATTTCTCTGAGCCACTGTTCATATTCTTTCTGCTCCTTTCGGCTTAAATTCATCTCCAGGCTCATGATCTGTTTCCTCCCCTTTCCTCATTTAAAAAATCATTCAAGGCTGGTGCTACGTCACGTGCCAAAACAGGGTAGTTGTCCGTAAGGAACTTGTTGATCTTCCGTACAGTCCTGACCAATGCCGTCCAGTCGGTTTCCTTCGGCTTTATCATGTTGTAGAGGTCCCGCACCCCGTCTATGTCCCCTTTGCCGATCAACCGGGGCTCCCCGCCATCCGCCTCCGATTTGATATACTGGTCCTTCAGCTTGCGCAGCTGGAGGAGTTGGTAACGGACCAGGTCGCGGATGTCTTCATGTATTGTCTGCATGGCCATAAGGTCTTCTGTCGCCTTCTGCTCCCAGGCCCCGTTCTTTTTCCATCTGGATATCGTCTGCTCGGACCTTTTCATGATCCGTGCGATCTCCTGTCCGGAAATTCCTTCCTTGAACAATATGTAGGCAATGTATTTGTCGTCCATGTCACGTGTTTTTATGATGCAAAGGTGACGGCATAAATCCTTTTGGAAAAGAAAAGTTCCAAGCCTTGCAATCTTTATTACAACCCTTGGAACTTTATTTGCGGCAGGTCTTTTACGGCCTTTACTTCGCTGTCGAAATCAATCAACAAATCACATTAACGCGAAAAATAAAATGGCTTATGAACTTATAGAAAACAAGGAAAAGCGCGAAGCTACCATACGGATGTATGGTGTGATAGGCCGTGACGTGGACGGAAACCGGATGGCCTATGATATTGCGAATCTGGATAAGGAGGCTGACACCATCCACATCCTTATAAACAGTGACGGAGGAAGCGTCTCGCAAGGGTTGTCGGTCGTATCGGCCATTCTCTCGGCAAAAGCCTATATCCATGCGCATGTGAATGGCATTGCGGCAAGCATGGCTGCCGTCATTGCGATATCGTCCGACAAGGTGAGCATGCAGGATTATGCAAAGCTCATGATCCATGATCCCCATATCCCCGGTATGGAAAGTGAAAAACTGTCGGCAAAGGACCGCAAGGCGTTAAACTCCATTGCCGACACCCTTCGTACCATCCTTTCGAGAAGGGGCTGTGACAAGGATAAGATAACATCGCTGATGAAGGATGAAACCTGGTTTTCCGCATTGGAAGCACAGTCGGCGGGCCTGTGCGATGATGTGGTCACGACTCCCCGCAAGGAGGAATTAAGCAATCTATCCGTTCCGGAACTTTTGAGCCGGATCAATAACGAATATCAATCATCTAATAAAAAGACAAACATGAAAGAAATTGCAAAAGCTCTCGGCCTTCCGGAGGATGCAAGCCAGCAGCAGATACTGGATGCCATTGCTGAAAAAAAGAAGACGGCAAACGAAACGAGGGATGCCCTTATCGGACAATTGCTCTCTTTGGGTAAAAAGAACGGGACAGTAACGGACAAGAATGAAGACCGGATGAAGCGGCTGGCCAATGCCGATTTCGAGTTATTCGCGGAAATGATATCCGATGTTCAGGACAAAGAGGTAGACAAACAAACAGAAGAGGACGGGGAACTTACCCGTAAATCTGCCGGACAAACGGAAAACCGCCGGCTAAGTGATGTCCTCGATCGTGTGGGTAAAAAGGAGAAAAAAGGCGGAAACGACAGCCATGACTGGGATTGGTACCAAAAGCACAATCCGGATGCCCTGCTTAAAATGGAACGGGAAGAACCGGAACGTTTCAACCGCCTGCTCAACGAATATGAATCTTCAATCGCATAAAAGTTATGAACACGGAATTACAGAATCCAATCGTAAAGTGGCCCTTCGGTAAGGCAGACGTTGTCAGTTTGACGGCCACAGGAAATCAGGCTGTCGATATTTATAACAACCTGACAATCGTAGATGGTGCAAGCGTCATCGCAACCGGGGCACGCACCCTTAATCTTGCGATCAGCAAGGACGTGGAACCGGGTGCCCGCCTTGTCGTGAAAACAAGGACGACCTCCACGGAAAGCCTTACTCCCGGAGAAGGTATGGCAGGCAAAGCGACTGCCGGTGTTGCCGGCAAAACAAAAGTTGCCGAATATGTGTATGATGGTGAAAAATTTATCCAAACGGCCGATGCCGTACAAATCGATTAGAATATGGCAGAAATAAGAACGACACTTTATTCGAGCGAACTACAAAAGCTCATTTTCCCGGACAATAGTTTTTATAAGAAGTCTATTGGTGAGACCGGGGTGGCTGATAAAACCGAACAGGTGGAAAAGCCTGTACAGACAAAGATCAGCAAAGCGAAAGAGGGTAAACCCAGTTCTTTGCCCTTGTCTGTTGAAACGTCAACGGACAGCACGAAAAAGTACAATACGACATTAATCTATTGCGCTCCCCTGCTTATCGACTCGCAGTCCGAATTGCTTGTCAACTACAACAAACGTCAAACCAAGCAGGAACAACAGGCTGCGGAGATCAACACGAAAGTCGCCGCTTATACGATGGAACACTGGTGTCCCAAATTGGAAGCGAACATTCTGAAAACGACAGGAAGCGCACGTCCGTCAAACGTGATGGGGTTCACTTCGCAAAGAAAGGCCCTGACGAAAGAGGACCTTCTGAAGGTTCTTAACCTGATGATGCGAATGGGCGTTTCCGGAATGGGAGGCAATTGGTACGGCATGGTGACGGCTGACATGTACACCGACTTGCTCGCCATACCCGAATTTGTCGATTATTACAAGACGGGGAATGAATCCCGGCTGAAGGAAGGGGTTATCGGACGCATCCTTGGCATCGACATCTTCCAGCGTTCAACGGAAGAAGGGCACAATGGCTTATTGTACAACGGAAAAACTCCTTTAAGGGGAGATGCGGATGTGAAGGATTCCTTGCTTTCAGGGGCCTTGTTCTGGAACGACAAGATGGTCTGCCGTGCAGAAGGAAGACTCAGAACGATCATTAATGCGGAAGCTCCCGGTTATTTGGGCGGCACGATCATCGAGTCGTTCACCCGTTACGGAGCCGACATCATTCGTGACGATCAGAAGGGTGTGATTGCATTGTTGGAAGACAAGGCATGATTGTCCACTGAAGGCTTCAGGCATGAAAGTGTTTGAGGCTTTCGGTATCTTTTATTAATCACTAAATAAAGAAGACGATGGCAAGAGATAATGGAGAACCGTTGGATGGCAGGAACCTGATGCTGTATATCAACACTGCGGAGACGAACGAATCTCCGGTATGGCAGGCGCAGGCATTGGCTACCAGTCATACGATCACGTATAATACGGAAACAAAAGAAAGGTTGACAAAGGACTCTCCCGGAGGTAACCCGGAGAAGAGGATCACTTCAGTCACAGTTACGATCAAGGCCGATGCGCTCCGGGCTTTTGGCGACAAGGATAAAAAGTTGCTGCTGAAAACCATGAAGGAGAAGAAGAATGTCCTGTTAAAATATGGTTTCGCGGAAGCGGACGAACAAGAAGGGGACGATTACGAGGAAGGGGAGTTCGTTATAGACTCTTTGGAAGAGACATCACAGGCCGGTGAGGATGTGACGTACAGTGCACAATTTTCATCAAGCGGGGATGTGCAGACCAAACAAGTCGCATCCTAATAAATTGTATCATGACAATGGGAAAACATTCAATTTCAATCAATAATACGGAATATCCCTGCCGGCTGACCATGGGGGCCATGCTGGAATTCAAACGAAGAACCGGGCAGGAGGTTACCGAGATGAAGGGTACGGATATCGCTCTGGTCATTATGTTGATCTTCTGTTGCCTGGTCTCTTCCTGTAGGGCAGACGGCGTGGAACTGCCGTTCAAGGACGAGATGGATATGGCCGACCACATGTCACCTGAAGATCTTTCAGGATGGCAAAGCGAAAACTTTCAGGCGCAAGCGGCCTCTTGTGAGACGGAAAAGGCACAATCTAAAAAAAAAGGATAACCATCCTGGAACTGCTTGGGCTGGCTGTAGGCCGTATAGGCATGAGCCGGACGGATTTCCTACAGCTGACCCCCGAAGAATTCAGCGAGATAGCCGGGCAGTGGAACCAAAATGAAACGGTCTTTTTCCGCAGTAGTTGGGAACAGACCCGGTTTATGGCACATTGCATATTGACTCCATTTTCAAAAAAGAAACTGAATCCGACAGATATTGTCCGGTTTGATTGGGAAAAGGAAAAACAGGAAAATAAACAGGTAAAAATAGCAACGAGAGAAGATTTCGAACGTGTAAAAAAGGAATATGGCGGATAGAGGTATTACATATGACATATTGCTTCGGATGCGGGACCAGGTTTCCGGTGTTTCCAAAACGATTGACAAGGAGTTGAAGGTTGTCAAACAATCTGCCGATCAGGTAGTCGGCAGTCTGAATGGCATCTCCGGTCGGCTGTCTGCTGTTTCCAATTCATCTGTGGGTAACGTGAAGAATATTTCCAATGTTGTCGATAACTTGAAAAGACAATACCAAAGCTTGGGGAAAGAGGCGGCTACGGCCTCTGAAGCATTGGAAAATTCCACAAAAAGAGTCACTCCGAGATTCAATTCCCTGAATGTGTCCGTTCAGCAGGTGGCAAGAGAATTACCGGCACTGGCAATCAGTGCAAATACATTCTTTCTCGCTATCTCCAACAACTTGCCGATCTTGGCGGATTCGATATCGGCAGTACGTAAAGAAAATCAGGAATTAATCGCTTCAGGACAAAAGGCGGTTCCAGTTTGGAAACAGGTGGCTGGTTCCATATTCTCTTGGCAAACCGCATTAGTTGCAGGAGTGACGATCTTATCAATGTATGGTGAGGAAATCTTTGATTTTACCAAAAGTTTGTTTGTTTTGTCGGATGCAACGGATAGTAATAAAAAAGCATTCGAAGCTTTACGAAATACCGCTATAAGCTATAATGAAGAGTTATTTAAAGAGAGTAACAATCTTCGTTATATTTATAACGAAATCATGGCTACTACTGAAGGTACTGCTGCCAGAAAAAATGCTATAGACAGGCTCAATGATACATATGAAAAGTATATGCCGTATTTGCTATCTGAAAAATCCTCATTGGGAGAACTAAATACTGTATATACAGCTATAAATTCTAATTTAAGAACACAGATTGCACTTAAAGCACGTTCTTCTCAAATTGACGAACTTTTGAATGAAGCCTCAAAAAGTCAAGCTGAAGCTGTATACAATATGCAAAAGGCTTTGTCAAACCAAAAACTATCCACACCTATATCCGATCAGATCATCGCTTCACTTGTTCAAGATGCCCCTAAATGGCGTGAAGCTGGAGACACTCTTGGAGAAGCTTTTCAGCAAGCAATGAAAAATATACAAACGACTTTTCCACAGGTTAAATTTGATAGCGATACCAGAAGTGGTATTTATGATTACTTGAAAAGTTTTTATCAAATGGAAAGTGCAATTGACGCAGTAAATAAACGCGTGGACCTTCTTTTGGGAAAAACAAATCAAATTACGGAAATAGGAGAAGTTATCATTACGCCTGACAAAAACGGTAACAATGAAGATTTAAACACTAACCTAAAAACTATTGGAGGCATTGAAAATAAAATCAAAAACCTCAAAGAAATCCAATCGAAAGCATCAGAAGAACAACAGGTTGCTTTAGAAAAAGAAATTCGCCTTTATGAAGCACGCTTGGAACTTATGAAAAAAACGATTTTTGCTGCGGCAGAAGGTAATCTGACAAAGGGAGATAAAGAACTTTTAAAGTTGCCAAATATTCAGGCAATGGATGTCCCTGCAATAGAATTTCCTCTTAAGATAGACGAAAAGTCTTATCAGAGAGTACAGCAAAAGATTCGTGAAAGCGGATATGTGTTTGTGAAAGAAGCCCAGATCACAGCCAGACAGATGTCCGGCATACTGTCGAACAGCATACAGGGCTTTATGGAAGGATTTGGGGAAGCGGTTGCTTCAGGAAACGGATTAGAGATTCTTAGATCATTCCTTCTCTCCCTTATGGATATGTTGCAGCAATTCGGTTCGGCCTTGATCGCCGCAGGTATGGCATCCGAAGCTCTCAAAGCGATTGCTTGGAGTGGTATAGGGGGTATTATTGCCGGTTCGGCCTTGATTGCAGCGACTGCTGCTGCAAAAGCGGCATTACAAAACATAACGGCTTTTGCTGCCGGTGGTATCGTGTCTGGTCCTACACTGGCTTTGGTTGGAGAATATTCCGGAGCTTCGAATAATCCGGAAGTGATTGCGCCATTAAATAAACTCCGTTCCATGTTGGAGCCAACCGGTTTATCTGCAAAAAGCCTGTACCTGGAAACCAAGGTCAAAGGAAAGGATCTATATATAGCCTTACGTGGAGTTGAACATGAAAAAAGGAGAACACGATGAGTATGGGTTTGAGATATAAAGGCGGATTTCACAGCCTGAGCCAAGTCCTGTATGAAATTGAGATATACCAGGAAGGATATTCCGGTCAAGTATCTGACATTGCTTTTTGTGAAGATCCCCTTGAAATCGAGTGGCCGGAGACGGATAAACTAGAACCGGTCCAGTCCAGCAACGCCACTCTCCAGTTATACTCGGACAATGACCGTCAATTCATCGACTTGTATACGATCAAAGCCGGCAGCATCCGTATGGATGTACTCCGGGACGGTATGCTGTATTGGTCCGGTACACTCGATCCGGAATTGTACGAGGAACCATTTGCGTACAAAACGGACTATGGGGTAGAAATAACGTTCGCGGACATGGCCATCCTGGATAGGCTGAACTGGAATAAGACTGGGTTTATGACCCTCCGGGAAATCATTGGTGAAGCGTTGGGGCTAACGGGTATCAAGTTTCAGGAAATAGAGGACCATATCAGCACTAAAGTGTCCCAATACGACACGGGAAATATATTGGATGTCGTATCTGTCAATTTGGACAATTTCTACGATGAAGACGGGGAACCTATGACCGTACGTGAAGTATTGGATGAGACATTACGTCCATTTGCACTTCGATTGATTCATAAAGGTGGAAAGATCTTCGTATATGATTTAAATGATATTTACACGACTTTCGATCCGGAAACGATAGTTTGGGATTCTGACGATTCCGTAGTGGGGGTTGATAAGGTATACAATAATGTTACCGTCACGTTTTCTCCATATGAGAATATGGATTTGATGAAAGGGGAAGTCGATCCCGACAGTGTCCCCGGAGACGGGATGGAGATCAAAGTGGACAGGACTAAAAATAGTTCAGGATTAATGACATCTCCTCCGGGATTCCGAATAGCTTATTCCGATAAGGGGAAAGGTGTAGAAATATCGGACAGGGCCGCTTATTACCGCATAGACCCGATCCATTCCGGGGAAGCCTCGGCCGGGGTAGCCTGGACCATAACAGTGACGAATACATATGGTGGTGATATCCGGCATTTGGAAAAGCCATCCTCTACAATCGGGGGAATGGTGCTAAAGGTATCCGAACGTCCTTATCTTGGTTACATCGGCCTAGACAGACGCAATTTCAGGCTGAAACTTACCATTGATATGCTGTTTGACCCTCGATATAATCCATTCGAGGAAGCTTCCAAAGAAAATGAAGAAGGGAATTGGGAAGAGCAACAGAATTGGGCAAACTTTGCTTACGTTCCGTTTATCCTGACACTTAGGGATAAGGCGGGAAAGGCCATATATCACTGGGAAAACAAGTTGGTAAAAGATGGTAACAGTTATGAACATAACGCAAGTAATTGCCGATGGGTTACAGGAGAAGGAAGTTGGGGTGATGCCTGGTTTTGCTGGTATGAAGGGAATCGTAAGAATGAAAGCGGTTTAGGCGGATGGCAAACGAATAAACAGATCATCGGCTATTACCGGGGCGGATTACCTATTTTGTTTGACAAGGCCGGTCGAGGAGAATTTATCGATCTGCCTGATAAGTCCGGATATCTGGAATTACAAGTAGGATATGGGGTACCGGCCTATGATTATGAAAAGGAAATAAAAGGTCAGTTGTATGAACAGTGTCGTTGGATTTTATACAAGAATCCGGCCATAAGCCTTGTCGATAAAAATTACAAAAACATCAATGCAAAGGACTTTGAACACAAAGCATGGATCAACCGTGACGCAAAGGAAGATCTGAAGATCGATACAATCCTGGGGACGATGGAAAGTCCGTCTCCTGTGGCAAAAGGGCAATTGTATAAGACTTCCGATTATTCCGTCATATCGGAATTTTACCGCGCCGGCGTAACGGATCTGCTTGAAAGGTTGTTGATCGGTACTGTGTATAGCAATTATGCATCCCGGCACAATACATTGTCGGGGACAGTGATCCTGCTTCCTGAATTTAACATCTATACGGATGTTAATGAGCCAGGCAAATATATTATCATAAGTGAGACGCAACGTCTGTACAACGACGAAAGCGAAATTTTAATGACAAGGTTTGATGCAGACAATTATGAAGGGTTAGAATTTGATGGAACAATATAATGTCATATTAAACAAATTTCCGGCCAATCCTCGGAGCAAAAGAAGATTGGCGAGCCAAGGATTTTTCGGAAGTGAAAGTTCTTCGGGAGGTTCGAATATCGGCGGATCTTCGTTTTCCGGTTATTGGGACCTCATTACTACCAATGCGGCCGGAGAAGCTCTGGAAGAAGGCAAGGAATATATCCGAACAAAGTATTCGGCCGTTTCCGAAAAGGATGTTGTAGCCTATGGCACGCAGGATGAATTTCCCGATATGGCATTTCCCGTTGCTACTTATACGACTCCTGGAGCAGTACAGATCGAACAGGGAGGTGGCTTGATCATCGGAGAAGATGGTATTATATCTGTTGATCCTAATTTCGCCGGCGGTGGCTTGGACGAAAAGCAACTCAAAGAATATCTGGACAGGTATCATTATCTGACCCCATCCAGCCTGTTGTATGGCTACCTATCAAACAGCATAAGCCCTATTATCACGGCATCAGATAGCGTTAATTCGGCGTTCAAAAAGCTCGAAACGCAAATTATTAATTTGAATAAGGATTACGTTACGCTGACTACGGATCAAACGATAATAGGACAAAAAACATTTGAAAAGACGGTGTTATCCAAAGCGGATGTTGTGGCATACGCTGTAAGCGATATTGGCGATCTTATAGCTATAGCAACTCCTGATATGTACGGTTTGGTCAAATATGACAGTTCTGTATTTTCAATCAATTCCATCGGGCAGCTTACATTAGCAGACGGAGCCGGCGGAGGATTGACAAACGTCATACCATCCGGTACCGGAAATGCCGTAACGGAGTTGTCCTATGATAAGGCAACCAAGATTCTTACCTGGAAAAAAGGAAGCACTTTCGCGCTTCGCACAGAGATACCTACCCGATTGGGGCAATTATCCAATGATGTGGGGTATATTACGGGTATCAACAAGAATATGATACTTAATGCCCTTTCCGGAGCAGGTAGTAATAATAAATATCTGGCCGGAGATGGTACGTTTTATACCATTTCTTACAGCGAAATAAGCGGAACGCCGAACTTGTCTGTATACGTCAAAAAAGCCGGGGATACGATGTCCGGCGATCTGACAATACGGAAAACGGAACCTGCGTTGATTTTATCAGGGTCTCGACAGTGGTCAATATACGAGGCATCAGGAGATTTAGGGTTCCGAAATGGCAATACTTTGGCTGCATATTTTTCCGGAAGTAATAACGGTACATTATTGATATATAATGATCTCATAGCTCACGGGGATGTTGTCGCCTATTCATCTTCCGGCATAACAGATTTAGCCGTCGTTGCATCGTCGTCAACTTATGGGCTGGTAAAGTATGATGGCAATACAATAAGAGTTAATTCATCTGGGCAGTTGTATGTCGCTTCTGGAGGTGGGGGCGGCGGTTCTGTCGCCTGGAACGATATTACCGGCAAGCCATCATGGATAGGATCGTCCAAGCCATCTTATAGTTGGAGCGAAATTAGCAGTAAACCGTCGTGGATTGGGAGTAGTAAGCCGTCTTACTCATGGAGCGAAATAAGTAGTAAGCCGTCTGGACTTGTAACATCTGTTAGCATATCCGGAAGCGGGAACGCAATAACAAACGCATCTTTTTCGGGTGGGACATTGAGTTTAACAAAGGGTAGTATTTCTGGGGGGGGTAGTTGGAACGGTGGAACTATTACAGGAAATCTAACTATTAGCAAATCAAGTCCGGGTATAGCTTTATCGGGTTCTGGCCCATATATGTGGTTTGGCTCATATTGGAAACTTACAGTCCCTTCCAATGATTATTGTTTTTACTACAATAATGACTTAAGGGCTTATCTATCGTATAGCAGTTCCGGAAATATGTGGGTCAAAGGGTCATTGGTACAAGGATCTGATATTAGGAGGAAAAATTTAATGGGTGATCTCGAAGATGTGCTGTCTAAAATGATGGCTTTATCTGTATTTAGGTACTCCTATAAAAATGATCCTGATGCCACGGTACGGATTGGCCTATCTGCTCAACAGGTTATCCAATATTTCCCTGAATTTGTATTTACGGAGCCGGATGGATATTATTCGATGGACTATGCGAGCATGTCGGCTTTGGCAATAAAAGGCATACAGGAGATCTCTAAAAGGTCTATGATGATTGAAAATCTTGTGAAAGTCCGTAAGGAGTGGGAGTTGACGAAGGATCAGCAGATTAAACATCTTCAGGACACGGTTATTAGATTGCAAAATGAAATGGATGAACTGAAAGGAGGAACTGCGGCATGATACTACCAAAGAAAGATCTGACACTTTTTCAGACTGCACTGAAGGTTGGAGCAGTATATACGAGCGGCGGGAAAGGGTACGTTATCCGTGATCTTTTCCGGCTTGTGGCCGCGGCCAAATCCGGAGGGGAAAAAGGTTATGCTTTTCGGGTAGCAGAAAACGGCTATACAGATGGTACACGCGGCTTTATGATTGACGGGGCATTGCCTTATTGGAATATCTGGAGTCCTGATAGTCCTGGGCGCTTCTTCATTGATATTGATCAGCGCATCAAGCTTAGAATGAAATTTGATGCAGGTAATTCGGCCAATCCTTATTATCGTGCATCACTCGGATATTTTGCCGGTTACGATACCAATGCGGAAGCTCCTTTTGTTAATTGTACAAATGCAGCCAATGGAGTAATTGACTATTATCCGTCTTTTTCCCTGAGATTGGTATTTCTTGTTACTTGTTCGGGGATAAATTGGAAATCAGTGCAGGGATATATTGATCATTTCTATATCAAGGTAATTGGGACATTCGCATTAGGCGGATCGGAAAATGAAATAGCATTGATTGAAAGTCCGTCACACGTGACTACGGATGGTACAACAAGGTCCTATAACCAGCAATTTGAATTAAAAAATCTCGGCAGCACGTATCAATATCTCCGTTTTGAGATGTATGTCGGATATACTGATACCGGAGGAGAAAAAATGCTTTTTAAAGTCCCCTATATAGAATCACAGACAGTGAGGTTGAATCAACGAAAAGAAGGGCTTAGTCCTGGTAATTTCCTATGGTTCTACATATACAATCCCAATTCTTCATCCGGGGGGTATGAAAATGTAGCGATACCGGATTATGAAACGAAAATTCCAGTATCAAACAAAGAAATAGAGTTTCAGCCCAATTCAGGGACTCCGTATGATGGTCGATATGTTTTGAAATTCAGTGCAAAGATAGTTGGTGACTATTATACGGATATACCGGGATATGGTACCGTTGATATACATGGTTACTATGATGTCCTTGCAAAGGGCTTTATATACAAAAACTCAGGTGGAGAGGTTAATGTAGACTATGAGTCTCTTGGACAAATTTACCTGGATACAAATTCAGAATATAACAATTTTCAGTTGCAGATTCCAACGGAATGGGCAAGCAATAAATTAGATTCTGGAACATTGCATTTTTTCATTAGAATGAAATCACAACCATAAAAATAATTGATATGAAACAGATTAGCAACAAAAGAACAATTGCAGACGTGATCTATGACGGTGAACAGATCACTTTGAAAGGACAAGTAGAAATAGACTCTAACACAGGTCAGGTTAAGTCAGTAAATGGCGATGTCAGATTGAAAGACGGTGTAACGTACATCGGTAATTTTTCGATGCTTGGTATCAACATCAACGACATCTCATATGTCAAATACCGGACCGATACCTCAGAACTGGTGGACGAAATGGTACAGGCCATCAACAATAAAACAATTGAGGAGGCTTGACTATGAAAGCTATTGAAGCTGTAGAACTATTTGCCGTGCTGAAGGACCTGAAGCTTTCGGGCGTGGATTCTTCTGATCGCTTAAAAGTGATCAGAAATCTTCGTGCTCTTAGGGAAGTGACCGATAAGTATAATGCGGACTTGGATCTCGCAAAAGAACGTCTCAAACCGGACGGATTTGATAATCTCATAATGAAGATGCTTGAAAGCAATGAGGCCGTTGCAGCCGGTGGTAGCCGTACAGTATCGGATTTGGAGGTTGCGTCATTTAACAAGCAAAATGAACAGTTTAACCGGGATTTGAAAGCAGTTCAAACAGGTACCTACAATAAGGATGAAGGATGCTTTGAAGGCGGTATGAATAGTGAACCGGTAGATGTGAAAATCGAATCTCTCACGGAGCTTGCATTTGACAAGCTCGTTGATGCCAATAAGGATGTGCCGGCAGGCGCATTAGCAGTATTGTTCGATAAAATGGTAAAGTGATGGAATTACAGGATTTGACATTTAATAAAGAAGGTGACCTGTACGTTTGCGAGTTCGAGGCAACAGGACCGTTTAATATCAAAATAACCCGTACAAATGTATCGGGAGCTTATGGAGCATTGAGCGTTCAGCAGTCGTTGACGGGAGAGGATTATGTCTCCATTCCGCTGCCTCCGGCATGGCCTCTTATGGCCAATCTGGATTTTGAGATACCGAACGTCCCTGCCGGTATGCACATCCGAATTGAGAGCGGGGCAGAAGTGACATTGGCTAAAATAGCATATCAGTCATGATCGGACTTAACAAAATAGGGCTTAACCAGGTGCAGCTAAATAGGCTGCGCCTGAATGCTCCATTCCCTGCATACGGGAAAATGGCCGGTGGTGGCGGTTCCGGCGACGGCTTCCCGCAACTTCCGGGTGATGTTACTCGTTGGCATTTCGGCGGCCTGACGAACGAGATGATGGCGGCTATGGACGATCCGAGGATTGAGGATGCGGATGGCAAAGGTCGGTTCTTATCCTTCAAGAATTTCGCTTGGAAGGAAGGATCGGGTATTAGTGATATTTACCCCGGTGCACTCGTCTTTGACGGAGTAGACGATTGGGCGGGATGTGACAACTTGCCATTATTGCCTAAAGAAAAAGGATATAGTATTATTGCATTGAGGAAT